TCTACCGCTTTTTCTATGTTACCTACATTTTGTAATTGTTTAATTTCCTGGTCATTTATCATTAAAATATCAACCTTCTTAATTACTTTAATTAAATCTTCAATAGTTCCCTCTATGGCTAAATTTGATATTCTACAACCTTCCGATTCAAAACTTAATGTATCTATCTTTTTTTTCTTAGACTCAATTCTATCTTTACCTCTCTTCTCAACCTCCTCCATAAAGTTCTGTTGCATCTCTAGTTTTTCTTTGAGAGATGTTTTCTTTAACTCTAGAGTTCTAACTGCATCTTTCTTATCTCTTATCTTATCTCGAATAATATTATTCATCGCTGAGAATATTTTGATATCTAATAAATCTTCTATCACCTCTCTTCGATTTGAACCTGACAGTTGCATAAATGGAACAAATGTACTACTACCCAGTATGACGATTTGTGTGAATGACTTGTAGTTCATCTTCACAACATTTTGTTCTAACCATTTCTGTTGATCATTGACAGCAGAAGATTGATTCATCATTTGTCCGTTACGATGAATCTCAAATATATTTGGTTTAATACCTCTACGAATAAACCAATCTATTGACCCAATAGTAAAATCAAGTTCAACTACACAGTCTTTTTCATTTGTGGCATTTACAAGTTGAGATTTATTAATCTTACGAAATGGTTTATTGAATAGAACAAAAGTAAGTGCATCCAACATAGTGGATTTACCAGCACCATTTGTACCAATAATAACTGTATTCGATTTTTTATTTAAGTCAATCTCAGTCCACTGATTACCAGTAGACAGCAAATTACGCCATTTTATCTTTTTGAAACAAATCATTCTTTGGTGGAACCACGATATCGTCTGGTCTAATTATATTATACATGTAATCGTGCATTTCGCAAGCTCTCATTGCCACGAAATCATCTATCTCTATCACACTCATCTCTGGGTAATCATCTTCAATGGATATTAAGTCAGCATATCTGTCTGCATCATCCTCCTCCTCAAACATCAAAAGCACTTTATCTCCATCATCATTCTCGATAGAGAAAGCACCATCTTCTTCATATCCTTTAACCGCTAAGATAAACATTACTCAACCTCACAGGCCTCCCGATAAACGTCTTGAAGTATTTCTGTAATCACAGATTTATCTAAGTCAACTTCAGACTCTTGTATATATCTATTTAACAAAGATATTGTATCTTCAGATTCATCTGCTTCAAACTCCTCTCCTTCTGTAAAATCAAAGTTCTCAACAATCTTGAGTTCTGCTAGATTTGATGAGTAAAGTTTATCAATATACTTTTCAAATTGTTTTGGGTCTGATTTTTTACGGACAATTACCTTAAGTATTTTTTGATCATACTTTGTAATATCTAACATCTGATGTGGTGTGTCTTCATAATATAAATTATGAAATAATTGATAGGGATTGTTAACTGGTGTATGCTGTAAAGTATCTGTATCAAATAAATGAAATCCACGATTGCGATCATTCACATCATTCCAATACATTTCATATGGATTGCCCAAGTAAAATATATTTTCTTTATTTGATCTCATATGATAATGTCCAGAATAAACTCTATCAAACTTATCAAAGATATTTGAATCCATGCCATGTTCCATGAAATGACCACGAGTTGCCATAAAACCATTTAGTTCAAGATGACCCATGACACATGGAGAATCACTCTCCTCTATCAATTGAAATGTTTTCTCTTGATTCTCAGGATTAATCCAAGGTACAAATAAAAATTTTGTTTTATCAATTCTAACCTCTTCAGCTTCTGGATATATTTTTACATTGTCATACTCTCTTAAAAAGAGACCTACGCCTGTCAAGTCATTTGTATTTTTATAATAAGCAGTATGATTACCTATGATTGTATGAATAGTGATACCTAATTCTTCTAACTTATCATAATAATTATTTTTTGCCCATTCTAAAGAAACGAAGTCTACACCCTTACGACTGTCAAAGGTATCTCCCATATCTACAATAGTTGTAATACCTTCTTTAATTAAAGTTGGAAAGAATATATCTTCGTAAAATTTTAAAAAGTAATCGTGAAATAATTTTGAGTTTTTTCTCGCACCAAAATGTTGGTCTGTAATAATAGCAATCTTCACTGATAGTTCATCCTTGTTTGCACTGAATCTTTAATTTGGTTATAATCAGAACTGGTGCCTGTCATGTCACCATCAACAGTAAAGACTTCTTCATAACCAGATCTTTCAATAATTTTAGTTTTAATTTCTAATTGTTTCTTTTCTTTTTGTATTCTTCTAAGAAAAGCATAGTGTATAATTTGTGTAAAATATGCAAATGGATTCTTAGATTTTTCTGGATTAAAATTATTAATATACTGAACACAGTTCTCAATACCATCACAAACCATATCATCTTTAAACATATAGTTTACAAAGTTAGGTTTAAAGGATAAATGAGTTGCAATCTTAAGAAAACATTCCCCAAGATAATTTGTGATACGAGGTTTCGCTTCACCTCTCTCTGCAGCTAAGGCAACTTTCTCTTTGTACTCTACAATAGCGGCGAGGAACTCTTTATTATTTACATAATGTTCCGATCTTTTTCTTGCCATGAAATGTTTTGATAGTGTTCATTCATAACATTATTATACACTATAATCAAACGCTTGACAATACCCTAAAAAACAGTTACAATAACTCTGTAAGGGTTCAAAGGAAGGGATTAGCTATTCTTAAAGATATTCTCTAGGCTCTTACGAGCATCTTTAACATTAGATATGTAACCCATTTCTTTTGTCATCTTTGGATTTGGTTTTTCCGTAGGAGGTTCAGTTTCATAATATGCTTTTACAAATCTATTATAAGCTTTAATTACGTCTTTATCAAAAACCTCACATGTAGTGATAACGTTACTCATCTTCACTATATATGTCTGTTCTCGACCTGTTTTTATCCAAGGTTCAATTTTAATGACACTGATTCCAGGCTTTCTTGTGAAATTTGAGTGACCAATCATCGCTGGGCAATCTAAAGATATGATATCAAGTTCTGGCGAAGGTTCAATTTTTGCAATGACTTCTTCACCTGTTTTTAATTTTACAACTGCTAAAAGTTTATCTGACATTTTTTTAAAGGTATCGTAAGCATTTCATAATTAAAGTTTTCTTCGTTATAAATTTTAACTCTTTCCATCATATGATTTAAAGTATAGTTTTTTGAGGAACCGTATGTAATATCATCGGCAATATCAAATAGAGTTGCCTTTATTTTGTTGTCTCCCTTTCTTAAAACTCTACCTATGCTTTGTAAGTTTCGTATCTTTGATTTATTTGGTGATGCAAATATAACGTTGTGAAGATTTTTAATATTGATTCCTGTTGAGAAAGTTCCATATGATGCGATAATGATTGCATTATCTTCTTTTTCTGTGATTCTACGAACTTCTTCTCGATCCTCAGTATCAACTCCTCCGTGAACAAAGAAACATTTTCTGTTTTCTTCCTTACTCTTATTTATGAGATCGAAGAGAGGCAGTCCATGTGTCTCAACTCTTGTATATAATATGAGTGTATTTCCTTTTTGATCGAGAGTGAGATTCTTAATAAAATTATTTCTCTGTGTATGTGTGATTAAATATTGTATTTCATCTTCATAGTTCTCAAACTTTCTTGCTGGATGTTTGAGTGTTAAAACTTTGATATTTAATTTAGACAGATATCCTTTCTTCATCAACTCATCTGTACGAATAATCTTATAGGTAGGGCCAAACAATCCCTCTAATACCCACTTGTGTGTTTGTGTTCCATCAAGTGTTCCAGTAAAACCGTATCGATACTTACAATCAAGCATCTTTGTCATGATACTGACTAAAGATTTTGATTTAAATAGATGTGCTTCATCACCAATCACCACATCAAAATTATTAAAATACTTTCTATCGAGTTTATAAATTGACTGCCATGTAGTAATCGTAACACTATCATCACTAATTTTATCTCTTCCAGCGTAGACACGATGACAATATTTTTCAACATCCCATCCATAATCCTCAAAGTCTTTATACATTTGTTCAACAAGAGATGTGGTTGGAACTACAATTAATATTTTACGATTGTGTTCAACATGATATCTTGTGATTGCATATATCATTAATGACTTACCAGATGCAGTTGGTGATAATAGTAACTTACGATTATGTCTGAGTGCATCATGAATACCCATGATCTGATATGGTCTCGGTTTATGTTTTGATATGCTCTTGACATAATCAGTGACACCCTCTGGTGATATCATTTCATTTTCTTCCAATGGCAAACCATAAAATTTACTGCCCTCAAACTCATAAGTATATCCTTTTCGATTACAGAACGATATGACTCGATCCACAAGTCCAGTATAAATCTCATTCTTTCTCATATCATAAAGTCTTATCTTTCCATCCCAATACTTATTACGATATTGTGGCATAAACTTGGCGCCAGGAACTTCAAATGTAAAATGATCTGAAAGTTCATGATACACATATTGTTCAGAGTCTATCGTAACAAAGACTTCGTTCTTCTTTTTGATAATCAGGTGGGTCATGTAAATCCAGCTTGGAATTTATGCCATTCAATTGAGTTTTTAATCTGATATGTACGATTTGATATTTGTTTGAGAATACTTTCTGTATAATTTATCATTACATCATAGTATTCAACTTTTAGATTTGCATCTGATACTCTGTCATCAGCATCCATATATCTAATCAGTGCGTCTTTATCTCTAACCTTCTTCGGGAATGGTTCTCTTTCATACACATCTGGATCTGCCTTTCCAGAATAGTATTCATATCTTTCATGACGAACACTTTTTTGTATCTTTTGAGCTTTCGTTCGTAATAAAATTAAATTATTCAATATCTCATGATATTTAGAATGCAGTTGAGGAACCTTAATTGATTCTTCATGCATGTTATCAATATCAATCTTACAGTCCTCTTGCCACATGGACTGAATCTTATCAAGATTTATCATGTAAAATTATTTTTTTGGAAAATTATCTAATCGATTACCACTTGGGTCAGTAATATTATATATGGTATATTTGAAAGTTACTGACGCAGTGAAGAAACTGTAATCACGAGTTGTGACATCAAAGTCTAATGTTGAAAGTGCGACAGGAAATGCATCTTTAAAATTCACATGAATACTTGGTTTGTAGTTACTACTTAAAATTTGTAACGTAGCATCTGAATATTGAAAATACAATGGGTCTCCATCGTCACCCACTATTCTATCAGTTCTGATATCATCTTTTCTTAACTGGTCATATTGACCTAAAGACTCTGGATATCCAAGTCCAGTAATCCACTTGTAGATTGCAAGATAGTTCTCCATCTTTTCATCTACTAGAAAACGAACGGTCAAATCGTCATACAAAACCTTATCGCCAGGCACAGGAATATCCTTCAAATAAGTTGGTTGAACGGCAGTTCCCATGCTTATTTGAGGTATGTTCGCAGATTGGCAAAGAAAATCAACCTTTGGAGTCTTCGTTAGAATTAACTTAAAACCAACAGGAGACATATAGTTCCTATTAGCAATTTGTTTGTCAAAGGGTGATACTGAATCAGTCATTTACTTTTTGCAATTTTTTAATTCTCTTAGCATAGAGAATATCAGCAGTTGAGTATAAAATTGGATTTTTCTTTGATCTTTTGATTAAAATTTTTGCGGCTTTTTGATCATCCATGTTACTATTTAGACACAAAAAAAGAGACCCTTTCGGGTCTCCTTAAAAAATATGCAATATGACTTACATAAGGTTTGTAACAGATACTCTTCTGTAGTAACGGTTTGCGTTAACAGTAAGTGTTCCTGATCCTTGTGTTGTACCTTGTGAGAATGGGTTCTCAACCATTCCGTAACGAGTCTTAAAGCCAATTTTTGGTTGGAATGTATCCTGACCAACAGCTCTAACCATCTGTAGTGGAACGTAAGGACAATAGAATAGACCAGCATCGTAAGGTGAAGTACCTTTGTATCCGATAACATAGTACTGAGTTGCAGCACTGTTTGCAGCGAATGGGTCGATGTACACTCTGTACTTACCGTTGATAACACCAGCAAATGTATTACCTGTGTCGTCTACGTTTAAGTTAGCGTTAAGAGCAGGGGTGTAATCTAGAACACCAGCCATTGTTAATGCAGAAGCAACGTCAGCAGAGCAAAGGATGATGTTACCCTTTCCACGACGAGTTCTTTGTGCAATAGCGTTTGCATCTCTTTCAATCTGGAACAATAGTCCCTTGAATTTTTCAACTGACCATCTTCCGTTTGAGTCAGTGTCTAAGTCAAATGTACCAGCAGTTGCTGTGTTGACCTGAGCACCTGTCTCAGCAGTTTTGTAGATAGTTCTAATAACTTCTCTGTTGATTTCAGCAAGAATTTCAGTTGATAGAATGTTTGCTAACTCAGCCTCTGCGTTCAATCCGTGGATTGCCTTAAGGTCTTGTGCTAGTTCTAAACTGTACTCTGCTTTTAGAGCTCTGGACTTCGCAGTCACGGTGACTTTCTCGATTGAGAATGCCATCTCGTTGAAGTTATCTCCAGATGTACCTAAATCTTCAGCGTCATCTGTTCTCATACCCTGACCAACGTTGTAGTCAGTAGCATTTGCTTGTGATGCAGTACCAGCAAGTAATCCTGGATTTGAACCACTTTGTGCAGTTGTACCTAAACCAACGTTAGATGCACCAGTTGCTGTGAAACCAGATGTTAGGTCGAAACCTTCATTCTGACCAGAGAATGCTGAATCTGCTTCGTTGAATAGTGCTTCAGTTCCACTCTGTGAAGTGAATCTGGATCTCATTGCGAAGATAAGTCCAGTAGGACCATTCATTGGTTGTACACCAGCTAAATCGTATGCCACCAAGTTAGGCATTGAACGACGAATTAAACTGATAAGTACTGGGTCGAAACCTGCAACAGGACTTGCATCAGCGGATGCAGAGAAACCTGGTTTTCCAGCAACTGAACCAGTGGTTACAGTTGGTTGCTCAGATAGAAAAGATGCTTCTTCTCTTAATTCTTTTTCTTGGTTTTCAAGCAGGATTGCGGTGACGTTTCTACGATGTGCGTCTTTGATTGGATCAA